ATAAGCTAGACTCTGTAGGTTCAATTCCTACTCCTGCAACTAATTTAATAGTATAAATTATGGAAGAAGAAAAGAAGGTTAAAGTAATGAATACTCTTTATGGAGATACTGTTAGAAGTATTGTTAGACAAGTAAATGAGAGAAAAATCAAGAAAGAAGATGTTGTAACTCTTATTAAAGAAGCTGGAATGTTTATTTTGATTTATTATATTTAAATTATAGAAAAATGGGAGAAGTAAAAGAGGTAACACCAATATCTGAAAAAGAATTTGAATCTCATATTAGGAACACTCTTAATCTACAGTACTTTGAATGTACTAAGAGATTTAAATCAGTAGGTAGAGCTTTTAGAAGAGGTCATATTACTAATTTTGGATTTATATTACCTAATAGACCTTATAATAATAAAAAGCATACAGAAGGTAGAAAAGATAATATTGAAAAGAAAAGACTATGGCAGAAGATTACAGGGAAGAAAGTAATGTAGATTACAATGCAATACCAGTTTTCTATTGTAAGCACTGCCTATCATTAAATATTAAGACAGTAGATGAATCTATTGATACTGAGTATTTAGATTTTTGTGCTAATTGTGGTAGTACTGAAATAGAACAAACAGACATACATACTTGGGAGAAAATGTATGAACAGAAATATGGTAAAAATTTTTTAACAGGAGAAGAAGTATAATGGAAGAGAAGAAGGAAACACCAGTAGAGAATCAGCCAAAGCAGCTGAGTTATGAAGACCTTAAGAATATTGCAGGACAGCTTCAGCAGCAGAATATGCAGATGAGGAAAGCTCTTAGTGAATTGAACTATGAGAATATGTTTAAAAGACTTGATTACTTGTTTGAAGTAATAAAGGTTCCTCATATGTTTAATGATGAGTTTGTAGGTAAATGTGCTGAAGAGATTCAGAGTATGTTGACAATTCCTGAGAAAGATAAAGAGGATAACTCAGAGGAGGATTAATTATGAAAAAGCCTGACAGTGTAGTAATGATTCCAGGCAACATTGATTCCTTCTTTAGAAAATGGTTTGAATTCTTAGAGCCTTTTCATAAACTTACATCAAGAGAGATGGATGTGGCTACTGCATTTGTCAAGCAAAGATATAAATTGAGCAAAGTAGTCCAAGACCCAGAGATACTTGATAAAGTACTTATGAGTGAAGACACTAAAAGAACTATAAGAGAGGAGTGTAACATTACACTCCCTCATTTTCAAGTAATAATGGGAAAGTTAAGGAAGAATCAAATAATTGTAAATGGAAAAATAAATCCTAGATTCATTCCTAATATAGATGAAGAATCAGGCTCGTTTAAATTATTACTTTATTTTAATTTGAAGTAATGAATTATAAACCAATATTTGAACAAGTTTCTAAAGAAACAGGAATACCTATAGAAACAGTTTCTTTAGCTTATAGGACTTTTTGGAAATTTATAAAGAGTACTATTTCAGAACTTCCTTTAAAAGAAGATTTGACTGAAGAAGAATTCAATGAGCTTAGAACTTGTTTTAATGTACCTTCTCTAGGTAAACTTACTTGCACATTAGATAGGTACATAGGGATGAAAAAAAGATTTGAATATCTTAATAAATTAAGGAGTAGAAGAAATGATTAATATAAAGAAGATAAGACCTCTTTTTACAAAGATAGTTACTACTATGAATAGATATGAAGAGGACCAGACAACAGAAGGAGGATTAGTTGTAGCACAGAAGCAGGCAGGTGCAGTAAAAGAGTATCAGACTATTGTAGCTGTAGGCTCTAATTCAGCAGGTCTTAAAGTAGGAGATGTAGTTATGGTTAATCCTTCTAGATATGCAGTAATGAAGCATAAGGAAGGGTCTCTTAAAGATGGAGTTATTAGTGATAACCCAGTACTTGGCTATAATCTACCAATTATAGAACTTGATAAAGTTCCACATCTTCTTCTAGAAACTTCAGATATTGATTTTGTAGTAGAGGAATATGAGGAAGATAAACCAGAAGAAACCCTGGAAGCAAAGGCTGCAAAAGCAGGTATTTATACTCCAGGTACAAGTAAGATAATTTAACATATAGCCAGTCTTATGACTGGCTTTTATTTATTATATGATATACTATGAAATTAATAGAATATGATAATTACCAAATAAAGGTGGCAGATGAAGCCCTTTTAATAAGACCAATTAGAAAGCTGTTTAATCAAGATAGGTCTACTTTGAAAGAAAAATTTCTTCAGCAAATGAGTTATCTTTATTTTATGGTAGACCCCACTAGTTCATATATGTATATTACAGACGATGAAGATAGAGAAAGAGAAGTTAAGATACAAGAAGGTCTTCCAGATGATTTCAAACCTTCTAAAGATTTAGAAGAAGCCATGGAAATCTATAAGAAACATTGTGAAACTTCTTCTACACTTCTTCTTAAAGATACTAGACTTGCAATAGATAAACTTAGGGAGTTTTTAAGGAATGTAGACCTTAATGCTACTGATGATAAAGGAAAACCTATTTATCCTATTAACACTATTACTTCAGCAATAAAACAAATCCCAGAGCTTGCTAAGTCTTTATCAGAAGCTGAGAAAGCTGTACAAAAAGAACTTGAAGAAGGTGGTAGAGCTAGAGGAGGAAATAACAAGACTCTTATGGATGATGGTATATTAATATAGAAGAATTATGGAACAGATAGTAAAGGTACTTACAGAATTAATAATAAACAAAACAAAGAATCCATATATTAGATTTATACTGAAGAAAGACTATAAACAAATGAAGTTAAAGGCATATAAAGAATTTAGCATTGAGTTATTCTTACATTATAAAGGAGATAATAAATTAGTGTTAAAAACTTCACATACTGAAAATACTTCTGGAACTCCTAATGATTCACTTTGGAAAATGGCAGATTCTTTATTTGTTTATGATATTTTGAAGTGGGCATTATCAAAAGAATGGGAGAATTTAGTAAATGAGTATGCAATGGAATAACTATCAAACTCCTTTAGAAGAATTGCATCTTGATAAGGAACCTCAAGAAATTCAAGACCAATTTTTTGATTTTATTAATAATGTTCCTTATATAAGAAGTTTAATTTCTAAAGATAGACCTAGAGCTTGTGACCTTCCTAGAGATGAACAAGGCAGAATTATAGTAGACATAGCTAATCCTCATATACTTGAGAATATGGATTACTTTAGACCTGCTGCTCTTGAATATAAAAAGACTGGTAAATATACACAACTTAGACCTAATCCTAATCCTAATTCTGAATATGGAAAGTGGATTAGAGAGGAACTTAGAAGATGCTATGAAGGTTATGTAAGACCTTTTGATGGAGAATGGATTACTGGAAATATGTATTTCTTTCTTAATTACTGTCCTATTACTATGACTAGAATGGTTAAGGGTTCTAAAAGAGGAGAAAGAGTTATTGATTTTCCAGAAGTTTGGGAAGGTATTTATTATAGATTTCATTATATAGAGCAAGCTAGAAAGGGAGGAATTTACTGTAAGGAAGGTGGAAAAAATGGAAGTGAGGTATCAAGTAGAGGTAAATCTAAGTCCTTCACTATGGCTGCTATAATGGCAAAGTACTTTGTATTAGGAGAAAGTGGTGATGTAAATAAAGCAGTTAAGTCTATGGCTACTGCTTATCAAAAACAATATCTCACTTCTGATGGTATTTTAAATAAATTTCAATCTTATATAGATTTTCTTGCAGTAAATACTCAGTTTCCTAATAAGAGATTGAAATCTTCTCTTCAGGATATGGCTTGGAAAATGGGTTATGTAGACTTGGATACAGGAACTCAGAAAGGTACTCTTAATGAAGTTATTGGAGTATCTGCAAAAGATGACCCTGCAAAAGTCAGAGGAAAAAGAATGAACTTTATTTGTGTTGAGGAGTTTGGTTCTTTTAAGAATATTCTTGATACTTATAATGTAATGCTTCCTTCTGTAAGAGAAGGAGATATTTCATTTGGATTCCTTTATCTTATAGGTACAGCAGGAGACTCAGAGTCAGACTTTCAAGGAGCACAAGAAATTATTTATAACCCAGAGGGTTATTATATGTATCCCCTTCCTAATGTATTTGATAAAGAAGGGCAAGGAAAATCTAAGATTACATTCTTTTTTCCTGGATATTTAAATAGAAAAGGATGCTATGATGAAGATGGAAATAGTGATGTTACTAAAGCATTACTTGAGATATTGAAAGATAGACATCTTGTCAAATATAATTCATCAGACCCTAATACAATAACTAAAACTATTGCTGAGATTCCTATAGTTCCACAAGAAGCTCTTCTTAGAACTAGAGGTAACTTATTCCCAGTTACTGACCTTAATATAAGACTTAATGAAATTGACAGTAATCCTTCATTTTATGATGATGTTTATACTGGACAACTTATAAGTAAGAGTGATGGGACTATTGATTTTATGCCTTCAGCAGATATTCCAATAAGAGAATTTCCTCTTAGAAATCAGAATGATGTAAATGGAGCATTTGAAATATATTCTATGCCAGAAAAGAATAGTTCTGGTAAAATACCTAATGATAGATATATTGCAGGACTTGACCCTATAGATGATGACCAAAGTGATGGTAATCACTCTCTTATGAGCTTCTATATTCTTGATTTATGGACTGACCAAATAGTTGCTGTATATACAGGTAGACATCCTTATGCAGATGATTGCTTTGAAGAAGTTAGAAAAGGATGCTTATTTTATAATGCAAGATGTTTATATGAGAATAATAAAAAGGGAATATTTGCTTATTTCTCAAGATTGAATTGTTTATATCTTTTAGCTGATACTCCAGAATATCTTAGAGATAAGGAACTTATAAAGTATACAGCTTTTGGTAATAGAGCTAAAGGTTATAATGCTACTCTTGCTATAAATAATTATGCTAATACTCTTATAAGAGATTGGATGATTAAACCTATTACTGAGGTAAAGACTATAGATGGAGAACAGCAGGAAGTTACTATAATGAATCTTCATAAAATTAAAGATAGGGCACTTATAAAAGAAGCAATATTATTTAATGCAGATGGTAACTTCGATAGAATTAGAGCATTAGGAGCTTTAATGCTATATAGAGAGGAAAAAATAATTCTGTATCAGGGAAATATGAAGAGAGATGAAGATAAGATAGCAGCAGATTATTTAGGAAATGACCCATTTTTTAGAACTAACTATGATGAAAGATTAATTAAATTTGGTAAATGTTAATATTATACTAAATATTTTACTTATCCTATTGTTTAATAGGATAAGTTTTATTATCTTTGCACGTATTAAAAAGTAATTAAGAATGTCAGAAATTATAAATTTTCCAAGGCAACAACTGCCCTTCTCACAGAAGACAAAGAAGTGGAGGAAATCCTGTCTTGACTGGGGAGATTCCAAGACATTCTTCAACTATTCTCCTGTAAGAAAGTCAGTAATTCATAAGAAAATCAATTATGACCTCCTTAATGGAAAACTCCACATGGAGGATATGGAGGCCATACTTAATCCAGAAAATCTTAAAGTTGGATACATACCAGATAGGATACAACATTATCCTATTATGAACTCCAAGCTTAATGTATTGAGGGGAGAGGAAACTAAAAGAGTATTTGATTTTAAAGTAGTAGTAACAAATCCTAATGCAGTTTCTGAAATAGAAGAAAATAAAAAGAAGCAAATACTACTTGCATTACAACAGTTAATTGCAGATAATTCTCTTTCTGAAGAAGAGTATAACAAGAAGCTTGAAGAGCTTAATGATTATTATACTTATAATTGGCAAGATATGAGAGAAATAAGAGCTAATGCTCTTATGTCTCATTATATTAAAGAGTATAATATACCTCTTCTTTTCAATAATGGGTTTATGGATGCAATGACTGTAGGAGAAGAAATATATCAATGTGATATAGTAGGAGGAGAACCTGTTATAGAGAGAGTTAATCCTTTAAAGATTAGAGTATTTAAGTCTGGATATTCAAACAGAATTGAAGATGCAGATATTATAATTATAGAGGATTACTGGAGTCCTGGAAGAGTCATAGATACTTTCTATGATGTTTTGTCTAAGAAAGACATGGAATATATTGAAAAGCTTCCTGACCATATAGGACAAGCTTATTCAGATTCTATGGACAATATAGATGAAAGATATGGATTTGTAAATAATAATATGGTAGGAGATGAGATAACTACAGATGGGTTTTATTTTGACCCAATGAATCTATTTTCAGATGCAGTAGTTAATTCTCTTCTTCCTTATGACCTTGCAGGAAACTTAAGAGTACTTAGAGTATATTGGAAATCTAGAAGAAAAATAAAGAAGGTTAAATCTTATGACCCTGAAACAGGAGAAGAAGTTTTTAACTTTTATCCAGAAACTTATATTTGTAATAAAGCTTTAGGAGAAGAAGAACAAACCTTCTGGATTAATGAAGCCTGGGAAGGAACAAAGATTGGTACTGATATTTATGTTAATATGAGACCAAGAGTTATTCAATATAATAGGCTTTCTAATCCTTCTAGATGTCATTTTGGCATAATAGGTTCTATATATAATCTTAATGAGTCTAAGCCATTTTCTCTTGTAGATATGATGAAACAGTATAATTATTTATATGATGCTGTTCATGATAGACTTAATAAGATGATTGCTAAAAACTGGGGAAAGATTATACAGCTAGATTTAGCTAAAGTACCTAAAGGATGGGAAATTGAAAAGTGGCTTTATTATGCTAAAGTAAATGGAATAGCAGTAGTAGATTCCTTTAAAGAAGGTAATATAGGAGCAGCTAATGGTATACTTGCAGGAGCTTTAAATAATGCTTCTAGTGGGGTAATTGATGCAGATTGGGGAAACAATATTCAACAGTATATCAATCTTCTTGAGTTTATTAAACTTGAAATGTCAGAAGTTGCTGGTATTACAAGACAAAGAGAAGGTCAAATTTCTAATAGAGAAACTGTAGGAGGAGTTGAAAGAGCTACTTTACAATCTTCTCATATTACTGAATGGTTATTTACAATTCATGATGATGTAAAAAAGAGAGCATTAGAGTGTTTCCTTGAGACTGCTAAAGTTGCAATAAAAGGCAGAAGTAAGAAATTCCAATATATATTATCTGATAATTCTATGCAGATAGTTAATATAGATGGAGATGAATTTGCAGAAGCTGATTATGGCTTTGTAGTAGATAATTCAGATGGTTTACAGAAACTTCAATCACAATTAGAAAGTCTTGCACAAGCAGCTTTACAAAATCAATCTTTGTCATTCTCTACTATAATGAAGTTGTATGGTACTTCTTCACTTGCTGAAAAACAAAGAATGATTGAGAATGATGAAAAGAAGATGCAGGAATTAGCTCAACAGCAGCAACAGCAAACTTTACAAGTTCAACAACAAGAAGCTGAAATGCAACAACAAGTTGAATTGCAGAAGTTACAACAAGAAGATACACTCAATCAAAGAGATAATGAAACTAAAATTCTTGTTGCTCAAATTAATGCTCAATCTAGACTACAAGATTCTGAAGTTGATATAAATGATGGAATACAAGAACCTATGTCAGAGGAAGCAGCATCTAAACTTAAAGAACAAATCAGAGAGTTTGATGCTAAAATGATTCTTGAAAGGGAGAAGCTCAAGGCACAGAGAGATAAGCAGGAAGAGGATGCCAGATTAAAAGAGAAACAAATAAACAAGAAACCAGTAAGTAGTAAATAGAAATTAAAAAAGAAAATTATAGTTTCTAATATAGGCTCCTCCAATAAAAATATTATACAGATTATTATCATATTAACTATGATATTAATATTGGAAAATAAGTAATATTAAAGAAGGAGGGGAAAGGAGCAGATAAAGCTATATCCCCTCCAACTTTTTATTAGAGAGTGT